TTAACCATATTACGAACCCAAGGCCATAGGTTGAACTCAATGTTCATAATGTCATAAAATAAATTATGTAAAATTTCTTTGATGTTTTCATTATCAGATTTAATTTCAACAACTTGTCCATATTGACCTTTCATCGTGGACTCATCTGAATAAATGTCCAATGCTGATGAAATGATTGGGTCAGAATCCATTGATTCATAATCCTTGAACAATGCTAACCTTGCCGCCATAACTTGATGAACGGTAGAATAACCTGTTCCGACTAAATCTAAGTTGTTATGTAGTTTTGAATACCTATCAACTAAATGTGATTTAACCTGTTTCTGAACTTGGTCTGTATCGGCGATTTTTAGTTTTTTACCACCGACATTACGAACAATTACATTTGTACTGAATAATCGTTGTAGTCTACCAAATAATGTTGTATCTGCCATTTTTTACCTCACTTTTATAAGAGCCAATCTAATGACTCTTTTTCTTTTCCTGTGTCCCACTCCCAAGAATCATTTTTTCTTGAATCGTCTTGAGTGTATAAACCCTCATTATCCATCATTTTGGATAGGGTTTTTTTTGTTAATTCCACACCTTGTGTTCGTAGTCTTAAAGCAGTATCACGAACCCAAAGTCCAATTGCAAACGACATAACTAAATCATCATTGTATCCGTTCATCGCTTGTGCTCTGTTATTTATATAGACGAAAGTCAATAGTTCATCAATCAAACGATTAGAACGAACTATCACACTTTCTTCTCTAAAAAATTCTTCTAACTTACTAATAATTAGTGGTCTGGTCTTAGAAGTTGTTGAAAAACCAGCAACCATTTTCTTTTCTTCACTATAATGTTTATTAGTGACTTGATGTTGAACATCAACATATTGTAAGTCTTTACTTGTATAGAATAAATTAGGATAATTCCTATCTATAATTTGTTGGATTGTTGCCCAACCAATATTGTTGTTTTCTACAATTAGTAAAGCATCATTATATTCTGTTGCTACACTAACCAACATATTACCAAAATCTTTTGTATTGATACGACCCTTGTATTCTGCTACTTGAGTTAAACTTTCTAACTCAATCACGTGAAATGCCGAATAGTCCGCTGAATCTCCTCTACCAACATCGGCACATACAATATAGTCTTTATTGTAGTTTGGTTGTTCCCAAACCCACATATTACTATCAATACCTCTTTTTTCTACGGGGTCAATACATAAACTTTTTCTCATTTTCTCCAAAATGATTGGGTCAATTACCCCAGTACCAGAAGTCAAGAAGTCACAATCACATTCTTGTGCTGCATTGGAAGGTCCAAGTAAAGTATCTTGTTCATCTCTCCACTCTTGTCCTCTATCTGGATGAACCGTCCAATGTAATTTAATCGGATTAAACATACCGGTTGCATCTTCTGCTTCTACCCAAGTTCTGTGAAACCAATTACCTACACCATTTGGTGTTGACAAAGCAATACAACTACCACCAGTTGTCAAGGTTTGTTGTGACGCAGTCCATATTTCGTCAATCTTGTCAATAAAAGCTGCCTCGTCCAATATCAATAATGATAGAGCTTCAGAACGAGCTGCCTCTGGTCCTGATGACACCGCCTTAATCTGAGAACCATTACGATATCTCAAATTTAATTTGTTGTCTTCCACACAAGGTTGTTTTAACCAACTTGGTAGATTTGCGTGCATCACACGAACTTTCGTAACCAAGTTTTTTGCTACTTCTTGTTTTGTTGCAATTACCAAAACATTTTTATCTTGGTGAAAAGTCATCATCCATAAAGCATAACCAGCTGTTAAAGTTGAAATTCCTAATTGACGAGCTTTCAAAATAATATTGAATCGATTATCCTTAAATTCACGAACCGATTTTTCTTGGAACTCATACAATTCAAAAGGTATTTTACCTCGTATTGGGTGTTGTATCATACAATACTTTTTCATAAAGTACACTGGGTCAGTAGCACATTGAATGTATTGTTGTTTGATTACTTCTTTAATTTGTTCTGCCATTATTCTACTATTTGACCTGCCAATCTAACCGATGTAGCAGTTAACAAAACTCCATATGTAAAGTATAACCATTTGTTTTCATACCATTTAGGTTGAACGAGTTTTACTTTTTGTTCAAGAAGTTTATTGGTGTCTTTCAGTAGATTTAATTGGGTAGTTTTATTCGATATCAACATAGAATCTATATATGAATTTTCTTCATAAAGTTTGATTTGTTCCTCTAAATCCATTACCAACGAAACATTTAAACTATCTTTTAATTCAAGTTCTTTAATCGTGTTGGTGAATCCTAATACTTCTTCTTCTGTAAAAGTATAAGTTTTAGGTTCTTCAATGATTATAGGGTCATCTCCGACTATGTCTTGTGAGAATAAAGCTCCCATTAATAGTATGTAAATAAAATATCTCATATATATAAATATATAGTTTATTTACTAAACTTCTTTAAAAATTTCACTGCTTCATCGGCATCGTCTGTTTTTACTGCTTCTGATGCTTTTTCTAATTGTTTTTTAGTAGTAGTGACTTTTCTTTTTAATTTAGCTACTTCTTTTTTATTTACTTTTTTCTTTGACTCAAGAACTTCAACTTCTTTTTCAAGTTCTTTAACTTCTTGGTCTTTTTGTTTAATTGCTTTATCTAATTCTTTGACTTCTTGTTTTTTATTTCCACCAAAGAATAGGTTTAGTATCATTTGAATAAAGTTCATTACTCAGTTTCTCCTTGTAGTTGTTTTTCTGCTTTTTCTACGAGTTCTCTTTTTTCTCGTATGAAATCTCTTGCTTCTGATATAGTTTTCTCAAATTCTTCTCTACCCATTTCCCATTTTTCTTTTTCAAGTTCTGGGGTGTTGACACCAACTTGATTAAACCACTCTTGCTTTCCGTCTGTTTTTTCAAAGTCATCAATACTTTGTTCTAAATCTTTTAAATATGCTTTTTGATTTTCCAATATTTTGGTTTTTGCGTAATCCTCATATACACCTTCAAGTCTAAGTTTATTCTCCATATCGACTTGACAATCAAAACAATGTCCTTGTGTTCTCCAAAACTTATCATCAAGTTTTTTCTTCATTGCTTTATCACACTTTGGACAAAACCAAGGCATCCTTACTGATGCCATTACATCTGTTAATTCTGATTTTCTGGTTTTACCACCAAGGTTTTCTTTCTTACCTTCGTATCCAACTTGAACATAATCTTTTTCGTAGTTTTTACCACTCATTAAATCTTTGAGTGCTTTATTTTGTCTTGTTGATTCTTTTGAATAACCTGCCATTTTCTTCTCCTAAAATCTTAAACTACCTAATATCTGATTGATTGGTGCAAAACTTCCAGTAAACTTATAAAGATTACCTTTATATTTAAACACTAATCCTTCACTTGGAACGATTGCACTTGAACCACCGATAGCTTCAAATTTTTCTAATTGTATTTTTAATTTATATAGTTTTTCTATATTGTCTGGTTTTTGTAAATCTTTCATCGCATTTATCATATCTTGTCTGATTTTTGATACTGCTTGTTTTGGTGATACTGCTAAAAACCCTGATGCATTTTTCAATATTTCTGCTCCAACTTGGAAGAACAATATTTCAAATGGCTTTATGTTTTGTTTCCACATTTTGTTGTGGTCAAGTTTATCAGTATCTAATATCCAATTCATAAATTCTGGTCTGTCTTTAAAGTCTTCTTTGATTTCTGGAACTTTATATGATTTGTCAAAGTATGCCCAACGATTTGTTAAATTTACTAATTCATTTTGTTTCAATGAAACTTTAAATTGTTTTGCTGCATTAAAAATATATTCTTTCCAAAATGATTCGTGATACTGACCTAATCTATCAGTATCTTTTAATCCATATTGTGATTGTAATTTATTTAACTTACCTAAAAATGTAGATTTCTTTGTACCAAAGTTTTGAACTTTACTTAAATTTAAAAAGTTAGGTTTACCAATCTTAAATGTTTTTTGTATATTTTGATTTATTTGTTGTATCATACCTTGTAACATTCTAGCGGATTCTTTTGAATATCCTTTTTGTCTACCGGTTTTATCATATTCGATTGTTCCGTGAAATATAATTTCTGCTATATCGTAATCAATTACATTTGCTGTTTGTGGATATATAACCTCCAAGTTCATCCATTTGGTTCCATTACCAAATATTTTTGTTTTTTGTGCATTGGATAAACTACCAATTGCTTTTTCTAAATCTTTCATTGCTCCAACAAATGCAGTCTTGATGTTTCCTCTACCACTAAACATACTTGCGATACCTGCGGTTGTTGGTGCTGTTTTACCACCATTTTTCAGATGACCTTTATTTCGGGCTGCTTTTAACTTTCCGTCTACCCAACTTACCATTAGATTTTGTCCGTCAAGTTTTTCAGAAACCTTATCTTCACGATTTAACTTTCCTTCTAACCCTATAATAATTATGTTCTTCAAATCTGAAAACGTCAAATTATTATCATCAAATGGATGATTCATATGTCCGTATGCTCCACCTTCAGTTAAAAAGACTTTTTTTACATCTTCAACAAATCTTTCTTCCAATGGTGTTTCTTTTTCAGGTGTTACATCTTTTATTTTTGTAACAATACCTGGTTCTCCCACTGATTCTTCACCAAAGAATTTAACGATTTCCCAACCATACTTTGTAAGGTTTTCTAAATTTTTTCTTTGTTCTTCTTTGTATTTTGGAAATGGATT